AACAGTGACCTTAATTGAAGGTGCTGAGTATCAGTTTAAAGAGGGAATCTTCGTCGGTGATGGCCAGAAGTTCCACAGTGATTACAGTTATCGTCGCGCAATTATTATCGGCAAATGAAGCCTAGTGAAATACTAGACAAGATCCTTGAATTGATAGCCGCCTACAAAGCGGCTAAAGCTTTGCGGCGAAAGAAAGTAAAGAAGCTAAAAAAAGTCGCTATTTGTGTCGGCCACAGCCGGATCGGTGATAAAGGAGCTAGCTCTGTCGGCGGTGTGGACGAGTGGACTTACAACAAGAAGGTCGCAGACCTGTTGCAGAACCACCTACGCCACCAAGGAATACAATCGGTTGTCTTTGACGACTACCCGTCAGAAAGCTACAGCCGCGCTATGGACTGGATTGCACAGAGCGTAGCAAAAGAAAAGTGCGACATCGCCATCGAGCTGCACTTCAACAGCTACTCTAGCTCGAAAGCAGAGGGCTACGAGTATCTCTACTACCACACCAGCAACAACGGACGCCGTTTAGCCGAGTGTTTTAGTAAAGCCCAATCGGAAACTTTCAAGGTGCAGAAAGATAGAGGCGTAAAAGCAATCGAGTCGAGCGGACGTGGGGCTGGATTCTTGCGGAGCGTCCCACCACCTGCCGTGATCTGCGAGCCTTTCTTCAGAAGTTCCCCGAAGGAATGGATTCTCTTTGACTCAAAGCACTCACTACTAGCCGACGTATATGCACAAGCGATTGTCGAATACTTTAACGCATGAAAAATTACCTGATAAGTGAAGAAATTAAAATCAGTCATGATCGCAGGCCAGCGAATCAAAATTCAAAAGACTGATCTAGATTCTTGTTACGGGCAATACCTACACGACAGAAAAACAATTCAACTCGATACCAGCTTATCTGATAAAGACCTTATACCGACCTTACGCCATGAAATGTTACACGCCGCCTTCCATATCTCCGGCATCTCGTTCTGCGAGAGCTTTCAGGAAGAAGCATGTATCCGTTGCATCGACGAGGTTTTCTTTCCGGCATACGAACGAATCCTTAAACGCTTGAAATGAAGAAGAGGAAGAAATCAAGAGTAAACGAGGCGGGCAACTACACGAAGCCCGCAATGCGGAAACGTTTGTTTAATTCAATCAAAGCCGGAACAAAAGGCGGTAGAGCTGGCCAGTGGTCAGCCCGCAAAGCACAACTACTAGCAGCACGATACAAGAAAAACGGAGGGGGATACAGAGACTAATCTACCTTTAAAATAGAAATTTATGAAAAAAACCCACACCAAAGAGGACTTTAAGCCTCACATTATGTATGACCCGAAAACGGGTAAAGCCTACCAAGCGAAAACCTACGAACAACATATGAACATGAAACAAAAAGGATACGGACACTCAAAGCCAGCGAGTAAACCCTCGACTAAGTCTTCTACTAAGAAGAAGGCTAAGAAGATCATCCGCAGACGCTCCGGTTACTAATGCCTAAGAAAGCTTCACAGAGATCTCTCGATAATTGGACACGGGAGAAATGGGGGACCAAATCCGGTAAGCCGTCTTTGAAGACAGGCGAGCGGTATTTGCCGAAGGCCGCGCGTGAAGCTTTGACGGACGAAGAATATGCCCGCACTAGCCGGAAGAAGCGGAAAGGTATGCGTAAAGGCAAGCAGCACGTTAAGCAACCTAAAAAGATTGCGGAGAAGACTGCTAAGTATCGGAGCAAAAAAAGGCTCTTGAAGAAGGCACGGAAAAAAGCGCGTAAGCGCAAATCATGAGTCGTTTCATACTCTACAAACCTACACCAGAAGATGTCGCTGAAGCGTGCCGGAGATCTGACGCCTTAGGAAATCTCAGGACATCGTTCACTAACGGTAAAGGAAACATGACTGGCTTCTTAGGTGAGGTCGCTTTTGAAAAAACTTTTAAACAGTTCGACTACGTAGGAGATAAGTCTTACACTCACGACTACGAATACAAAGGTCTCAAGGTTGACGTTAAGGCTAAGAGCTGCAACACACCCCCTAAGTTAAATTACAATGCCTCTGTAGTCAGGACTAAGTTCAGCAAGTTTGAGGCCGACGTATACTTCTTCATGCGCGTCCACAAAGGTCTGCGAAAGGTATGGCTTTGCGGGTGGTCCCCTAAGAAATCCATCATCCACAAAAAACGATTCAACGAAAGAGGTGAGCGTGACGCAGACGGATTTAGATTCAAAGCTGATGGCTACAATATCGAGATCAAGAGAACTCGTCGGCCAGACGCTTTCGAGTCACTGCTCCTCCGGCGGTAGGCAGTTATGGTGGATGTGACCCGTCTTTTTATAGACGGGCCTTATACCGTTAGGAGCGACAAAATCTACAAACTCACTGAGTGGAGCATCTAAGTAAGCATCTATAACAGACGGGTCACCCCCAATTTGCTCTAGAATTTGTCTGAGTTCCATCCAAAACTCACCGCAGAGTTCTTGCCTCCTGATCTGAAGATCTTCGTTTGTCATCCGCTGTATAAGCTATATCGTAAATCTCACTCAGGTCAATGCTCCACAATTTACCTCCGCCTTGTCCTTGAGAAATAACGGGTCGGATCTTTTTATTGACTCGGCTCGCCTCTTCAAGAGTTATCATCCCCCTTCGACAAAACTCCAGATTACGAGAAGAACCTACGTCACGCCCATTATTCAATTCGTGGAGCGCCACTTGAAACTCAGTGAGAGTCCCACTCCATAGGTCCAAGTCAGGGTAAACTTCACGGCAACGCTTGGCGAAGAACTCGACTAGCTCTGCAATCGAACTACGGCTGCTGTTATCATAAGCGGCATCGGCAATGGTAGGCTCGATGTATGACTTAACTCCGAACCGCCCAACGTCTTCAACTTCTTTAGGGATCTTCCAGTCGAGTAGGAACTTACCAAAGTGCGGCAGTTCTTGTTCGATGGTAGCTTCTAACTGGGCGTTAGGTGGGAATGATGTTGTAGAGGAGTCAGCAATCAATAAGGCCATAAGCTTATCACGGTTACTGGTATCCAAAGAAGGAATCACTGACAACGAGTTAGCGTCCATGTTCAGAGACAAGATAACTCGGCCTGTCCAAGGAATCGACATAGCGTCTGCATACTTGGCCATATATTCGACTCTCGGATTAGCTACCGCACGCTTGAGCAACTCAGTCGCACGTCTCTGATCTTGAAAGCTAGCTGCTGAGGTAGTGTCATCAATAACCCAAGAGGCGACACGACCTAAGTCTTTGTTAAACTTCGTCTGACCTGACAGATAATCAGACGCATCAGAGAAACCCCCGACGAGTCCGCTGATAATTTTGTTCGACAGTAGCGACTTGCCGCGACCTGTCGGCCCGACCAGCAGCAGAGCTTGTCCCTGTAAAGGAACCCTATCCAAGACCGCAGTGTAAAAACGCTGCATCCAAGAGTAAAAATAATCTAGGGCTGGGTTCTTTGAGCTATCTACAAATAGCTGATTGAACCATTGATAGAGGAACGGCCACTTTGACGGGTCACCGTCACCGTCAGGGTGAACTGGAACTAGGTTAGAGCAGTTGAGAATCCGGCTAGCGTTGTAAGATACGATGCGCTCGTTTGAGAACACGACAGGAGCGATCTCGTCAATCCGGTTGTTGTTACTAACTGTCAAGAGAGCTTCTTCTACTTCACTGATTGCCCTTCCTCTTCTAACTCTTACAGAGAAGCCAGCTTGCCTAAGCTCAAGAAGGAGTTGTTCCTTCGGAATCGAGACTGCGTTCCCGTAGAGCAGCTTGAAAAAGGTCTTACCATTAAACCAGTATTCGTCGAGGAGGTTAGCCAGCTTCTTGGTCTCATAGTCTTTGACGAATGAACTACCAAAGATTTCTGACCAACTCATGAATCCTTTACCAGCTCTGTCTGAATAACAGACAATACCATCTTCTACAACCTGACAACCGTCACGGTCAATACCGTCGTCAATCCAGAACAGTGGTCCTCTGGCTCCTACTTCAAATTCACCGAACCACCGATTCGGGAATCGGGATTCAACTTCAGAGGCGACCACATCTAAAGGAATTGATGTGTCAGAAGACTCTGGTGGCTTAGACGATACCGCCTTCGACAGGCAAGCGTGGGTTACTTGAGAAGTGATCTGCTCTCCTGTTTTTATCCAGTCTTCTCCTAACTCAAAATATTGATTAGGGCGTAGTGAAGTTTTATCAAAGCCCGCAAAAAGCTTATCCATTTTTATAGCCTTGTTCATGTAGTTCATAAACGACTCATACATAGATGGGTCTATAGGCATCGGCGTATCAAACTCCCACACTAATCGAAGGTATCCACTTTCTGTTCTACTAGCCCACGTAGGTAATGGGCTTGCCAGACACACTTTCTCAAGCTTGCTTTCAAAACTCACCCAATCAATTGGGGAGTCGTAATCAGCTACTACTCCATGAATCTTATGAACAGGATTGTCATTACTAACTCGTTTGGAAGGCGCACGTCCTTCAACACAAGAATAGAAAACGTGGTCGGTAGTGTTGTTACTACACCATTCGCGGTAGTCTGCTTTGTTCTTAAAGTTAGGTTTGGGTAGCTTCAGGTTATGAAGTTTACTCGTCTTCTCTGCTTTACTGTCGCGTAGGTTACGCAAATATCTGTAGGTCATTATTTTTGGTATTGGGTTAGAATTTCTCCCTCTGCATCCAGAGGAATATCGCTAATCCACTCAGGAGGAGTGGACATAATTTGGGTAATTTTTTGTAAGGTCTCTTCGGCTTTATCTTCATCACACTCGCAGATTACTTCATCATGAACGTGGAAGATAATATTTATGTCAGCCTTGTCGATCTCTAACATCATGAAACTGAAAATATCTCTGGCCAAAGCCTGTGAGAGATTCTCAGCGAGGACTCCACCCCATAGTTTCATGATGCGTTTTTGGCCATTTCGGTTAATACTGGAGACAAACTGGATTCGTCCTTGGGCCAGAGTCTTGCGAAGATTACCGTAGTTAAGAGACCTTCCTGACGGAAGCGTCAGAGATAGGCGACCAGCATTATACGCTTTATCGACTTCCTTGTCTAGTTTCTTCCAGTAGCGGGGAACCTTCGCAATCTTTTTCCGGTATAGATCGACCGCGTCTTGAGCTTCTTGCTGAGGCATATCATACATCTCAGCAAACCGTTTAGCCCCTGCACCGTAGCCGCAGCCTAATACGAGAGCCTTAACTTTGTGTCTCAGCTTGGCGTCTTCCTTCTTCAGGACTCCCCTATCTTCAGACCACAAGCCGAACTGGATTGCGAACGCTTCGTAGATATCATCTGATTTTTCAATAGCGTCCATTGTCTCTCGGTCACCAGACAGCCAGCACAGCGTACGGACTTCGATCTGCGAGAGGTCAACAACGACTAGCTTCTTACCTTCAGGAGCAGTAATCAAGTTACGCATGTTGACTCCGAACATACCCTCTCTAGGCAAATTCTGGAGGTTCAGGTTCCCGCCGCTCCCGCTAAAGCGTCCAGTGTGTCCTCCAAAATACATAATGCCGCCGTAGTATCGGTTGTCTGGCATAGTAGCGTGATCAAAACTTTCCAGCTTTTTCTTAATCGTGTTGATGCGTCGCCAGTTCGTTACGGCCTCGATCCATTTGTATTTGTGTCCGTGCGCGAGTATCCATCTCTGGGCATCAACATCAGTTTTAGCGAGAGAAGCAGGAGGCTCGATGCCGAGCTGGATGCAGTGTTCATCAAATGCTTTCCGGCTCAGTAGAGGTTTTTCGTCAGCCCAAGGAATCGACTTCTCAGTTTCAAAGATGAGTTCATTGATTGTCTCCTTGGCCTTACGTAAAGCATCCACATCGATTGGTATCCCTCTCTGGACGATACGTCGGTTGATAACGCTGATGTCCCGCTCAAACTGAGACCACTTACACTCATAAGCCTTCCATAGACGGAGACAGAGAACAGAATCTTTGATGGCGTATTCTTCTACTTCCTTCTGGAACTCCTTAGTCATACCAGTCCACGTCTTACCGGACATGTTATCACGGGTAGATTTGGAGATCTCTAAGTCGAAGGCTTCAGCCGT